AAAAAGATTATAAATAATTTGACTTATTAACAAAATAGTCTTAATTTTAATTATTATTAACCAAAAAACCATAGTATGATTCAGTTACAAACAAATTCACTTATCAACATTTACAAGGCTTTAGCATCCTTTCAACAGGATTGCCCTGTAATTCACAAGGGAACAAATGGTCATAATTACACTTATGCCGACTTTCCTACAATTCTTGAAGTAATCAATCCTTTACTCAAGAAACACAATCTAGGATTTACCCAGCTTCTAATTGAGGATGGATTAAAGACAGTTATCTTTCACACTATTAGTGGAGAGTCTATTGAGTCTAATGCAACAATCCCACAAATTACTCTTAGAGGAATGAACGAGTATCAATCATTCGGAAGTGGAATTACCTATTACAGAAGATATGCTTTATCTGCTGCTCTTGGATTGGTAACTGATAAAGATACCGATGCATCTGGAGAGAAAACTGCTTCAGTATTTATTAAGAAACACAAGTCAGTACTAGATTTAACTTTAGCTATTGATATGTGCGAAAACTTAAATGAATTATCTAAACTACATTCTTTGAATAAGGACTTAATGAATGAAGGAATAACTGCATTATTCACATCAAAAAAATCAAGATTATGATTGACCTAAAACTAATAAAACTAAGAGATTTAGTTTCCTATTGGGAATGGAAACATAGTGCTTGTCATAAGTTTTGGATAAATGAAACCTACCAAGAACTTGTAAAGGCAAGACAAAACCTAAAAGAATATAAGTCTAAACATTACACAGAAACCCCATTATTAACCCAGCCTAAGCCATTCTTACGAATGAATGATTGGACTGAACAATACGAAAACTATGAATGAATTTCCTAGTATTGACTTAATGATAGGTCAATTAAATGATTCAATTACAAAAATTGAAGCCACAACTTTATCTAGTGAAAACTTTGTCTTGCAAACATTAAGAGTAGCATTAAGATTGGCATTAGATATAAAACACGAAGAATTAAATTATTTTAAATCTAAAAACAATTAATATGTTAATAAACACTTGTTGTAGTTATGAAAGCCGTATAGCTTATGATTTATGTCCTGAATGCCAAGAGCATTGCGACTGGGAAGATTTAGAAGAAGATGAAGAAGAAATCGCAAAAGACCAAAAGGAACAAAACGAAATGGATGAACAAATGCTAAGAGAAGCAGAAGAAAAATTACATAATCAATAAACAAAACAAAATGGAAAAGAAACAAAACTATGGTGCTTGGAAAAAAACAACATCAAAAGGAGAAGTAATTGAATTTACGATTGAGGACAAACGCTACTCAATGTGGTTAAATCAATATAAAAAGCCTGAATCTAAAGAACCTGATTACAAGATTTATCCTAATGATTACAAGCCAAAAGCAGAAACTAAAAAGGAGTACGCAGCACCAGTAAACCAACAAGAAAGCGAAGATGACCTTCCCTTTTAGAATGGGAGTATATTTTAATTGCCGTTTTAATTAACTATCTAAAAACAAAAACTATGAGCCAAAACAAACAAATTGCTGACTATCTAAATAAAGGTAAAAAGCTAACTACAATTGATGCCTTAAACAAATTTGGATGCTTTAGATTAGCATCACGAATAAACGATTTAAGGAACGATGGAATGAATATAACAACTAAAATTATCAAATTAGATAATAAGAAGCAGGTTGCCCAATATTCATTAAAATAGCTTATCTTTGCCTTGAGTGTCGGATACTCATTTAGAACTTATTGCCCTTGCGATGAACTACCAATCCGACTGGTAGGGATTCAATGGGGCTTTTTATTTTTATGGCTAAAAGATTTACTGATACAGAAAAGTGGAAAAAACCATTTATTAGGAACTTAAAAGCATCTTATAAACTACTTTGGTTATATGTATGTGATGACTGCGACCATTCAGGGATATGGCAAGTTGATATAGAAGTTGCTGAAATTAGGATAGGCGAAAAATTAGATAAGAAAAAAGCCATTGAACTTTTTGGAGATAAAATCATTCCTTTAGATAATGGTGCTAAATGGTTTATCCCTTCTTTTATAGAGTTCCAATATCCTTCTGGATTGAACGAAAATAACAAAGCACACATAGGAATTATTAAAAACTTAGAAAGGTACAAAGATGAAATTGAAAACTTTAAGCCCCTTGAAAGCCCCTTGCAAGGTGCTATGGATATGGTTATGGATAAGGTAATGGTTAAGGATAAGGTTAAGGAAATGGTTATACTACCTTTTGAATCAGAAAATTTTATAAAATATTGGACATTTTGGAAGGATTTTAAGCATAAACAATTTAATTTCAAGTTTAAGACTGCTCAATCAGAACAATCAGCATTAAATGACTTGGTTAATTTATCAGATGGATATGAGAAAACTGCGATTAAAATAATAGAACAATCAATGGCTAAGGGATGGAAAGGATTATTTAAACTTAAAAACGAATCTAATGAATCAGGAACTTATACAAATAACACAAAACTTAGTTATCCAGAAAGAGAATGGGAACGACTTAAAAATCTTGGATAAGGATGAGCTAAAGGTTTATAAGGCAATGGAATCTATGCACATTGGTAAATGCTCAAGAATAGAGGTTACGGAGCATTTAAAGACTTGTATTGCTTTAAGTGGAATGCAAGTACCAACGAATCAAATATTCAATCTATGCGTTTCTTTTACGATAGAATCTTACGGACAATACAAATTAAAGGAACTGGGAGTAGCATTTAAGATGTTTGCAGAGGATAAATTTACTATTGGCAATCATATAAATTTTAGTCCTAAGTTAATTGGGGAGGTAATGAATGCCTATAAAAAGATAGCAGTACAGGTAAGAAACAAAACAATAGAAGAACCCAAAGAAATAATTATGCAAGTAGATGAAGAACAAGTAATGCGAGAAGAAGCCGAGTATTGGAAAACATCTAAAAAGGACTGGAGATTCTTAAACTACCAATGCTTTGACTACCTATGGAAGCGAAAGTTATTAAAGATAACACCTGAGAAAGCAGAGTTTATAAAATCAAGAGTAAAAACCTATCATTTGGCTCAAGCAAAGAAACCAGAGGATATGATGGTTGATGAGGAAACCTTTAGGCAACAATGCAAAAAATATTCCCTTAAACTTTATTACGACAACGAATTATGATAGAGAATTATATACCAATGGAAGATGTGCTTATCAGAATCAAGTATCATCCAGACATAAGCAAAGCAGAAAAGGAACAATTTAAGGAAGCCATTAAAGGAATCTATATGACCGAGAAAGGCAAAGAAAAAATGAATAAACCTAAAAAATACCAAAATGAAAACAACACTATTAGTTCTGATTGTCCTATGGATTTGGATAATCTATGAAATGAAAAAAGCACCATTAAACAAAAACAAATGAAAGAAACATTAGGGATGATTAAATTTTTCTTTATATCAGTACCAATATTCCTATTGGTTTACTGCTTTGTAATGATTTACATAGAGATTAAAGAATACATAAAAAAATATGAGTAAGATAAAGGGACACGAGAACGCACAACCAGTAAGATTAATATTTATAGATACCAAAGAAGAAATAGAATTTAAGTCAATAGCCTACGCAAAAAGAATAACTGGAGTGAATGAGTACCAAATAAAGGAAAGCCTAAACCCAGTAAAAAAGAAACGATTTGAGTACCAAAATAGACAAATAGCGTTCCGTATTAAGAAATAATCTAATTTTGTCCTATGGCATTACAAACCATTCCAAAACTTACAAGCAAAACACAAACAATTTTTAATCGTTATATACGACAAAGAGATAGTCAAAATGGTTACTTTACTTGCATATCGTGTGGCATTACTAAAGATACATCCCAAATGGATGCAGGTCATTATGTGCCTGTCAAGAATAGTTCAGCTTTAAGATTTGATGAATATAATGTAAACGGAGAGTGCAAGGCTTGTAATGGCTTCGACCAATTTCACCTAATAGGTTACCGAAAAAACCTAATAGATAAGATTGGCGAAAGAATGGTAATGCAATTAGAAAGTCAGTCCAGACTAATAAAGAAATGGACTAGAACTGAATTAAACGAAATAATCGAAACGTATGGCGAAACTAAATCCTAATGGTAAGGTCTCCTTTGGTGCGAGAAAAAAAGGAAAGGCTAAAAAGAACTCTGGTCCTAAAGACAAACCTACTAAACCCTATAATAGACAAGGCAGATGCTAATAACCGAAATTAAATCAAATCCTAATAATCCTAGATTAATTAAGGACCATAAGTTTAAACAACTTGTAAAGTCTATTCAGGACTTTCCCCAAATGCTAGAACTTAGACCTATTGTAATAGATGAAAACAATATGGTACTTGGAGGTAATATGAGATTAAAGGCTTGTATTGAAGCTGGGCTAACCGATGTGCCTGTAATTCACGCTAATAACTTATCAGAGGAAAAAAAGAAAGAGTTTATTGTCAAGGATAATGTAGGCTATGGAGAATGGGATTGGTCAGAATTAGCTAATACTTGGGAAATTGACCTTTTACAAGATTGGGGGTTAGATATTCCTAATTTTGACAATGAAGGATTTTCAGATAAAAACAAAGAATTAAGTCTTGATGATGTTACTGATTCAATGACAATTAATTTAAAATATACGGAAGAAGAATATCATATTGTAAAAGATGCACTTTTAAAGATTGCACCTACTCCAGAGCAAGCAATATGGAAACTATTAGGTAATGATTAAATACGAATTTAATAACCATAGATTCCCTTATAAATGGAATTTAACCGATGGTTATCCTGCAAAAGGAATAGAATCAAATGGATTAAAGGTATTTGGTACTTTTGTTTGTGGTGGTGGTTCAACTATGGGTTATAAATTAGCAGGATATACTCACTTAGGAGGTGTTGAAATAGACCCTCAAGTAGGCGATATTTATGTAGCAAATCATAATCCAAAGCATTTTTATAATGAGGATATTAGATTATTTAATCAAAGAAATGATTTACCAAATGAACTTTATAATCTTGATTTGTTAGATGGAAGCCCACCTTGTTCAAGTTTTTCAATGTCTGGAAGTAGAGAAAAAGCTTGGGGTAAAGAAAAGCAATTTAGAGAAGGGCAAGCAGTTCAAACTTTAGATGATTTAGTATTTGAGTATTGTAATACAATTATAAAACTACAACCTAAAGTATTTTTATTGGAAAATGTTAAAGGTATTATTATAGGTAATGCAAAGGCATATTCTAAAAAGATTATTAAAACAATGGAAGAAGCTGGATATAAAGTACAAATATTTCTTTTAAATTCTGCTTCAATGGGTGTACCACAAAAAAGGGAAAGGGTATTTTTTATAGGCCATAAGAAAGAATTTAACTTTAAACCTTTAATATTAGCTTTTAATGAAAAACCAATAACTTATGGCAAAATAAGAATTAATGGAGATTTTGATAAAATATTTAGTGAAAAAGATATGTTTATATGGAATAATAAACAAAAAGGAGATTTAGATTATGGATATGTTTATAAAAGAATTGAAAATAGAGAAACAAATTGGAGTAGCAAATTTATATATGATGATAATGTATGCAATACTATATTATCTGCAGATGGTTCTAAATTAATTTCATTCGCAGAACCTAAAAAATTATCTAATAATGAATTAAAAATGTGTGGAAGCTACCCTATGGATTATAACTTTATAAAAATTGAGCCTAAATATCTTATTGGAATGTCAGTTCCTCCAATAATGACTGCCCAAATAGCACATCAAATTTGGTTGCAATGGTTTAAGCCTTAACTTTGTAATTCAATGAAAATTCAGTGAAATATGGCAAATGAACAAAATCTTAAACCATTCCCTAAAGGGGTATCAGGTAACCCAGCAGGGAAACCTAAGGGAGTTGAACATAGCAAAACAAGATTACTTCGTTTACTTCAATTAGTTACCAAAGTGCGTAACCCAGTTACAGGAGAAGATGAAGAATTTACAATAGCAGAACAATTAGATATGAAGATAATTGCAAAGGCAATGAAATCTGATATTCGTGCTTATCAAGAAATACTTGATAGACTAGAAGGCAGAGCAAAACAAACAACCGATATTAACGCAAACATTCAAGGGAATGTTCAAATAGTAATACAAGAAGATGAACGATGTAAACCAATTGAAGATTAATGCCACACCTGTATTCTTTGCCAACAAAAAAGCGTATGAAGGAAGCTATCCAGTTATTTGCAATGAGGGTGGCACTCGTTCTTCAAAGTCTTATTCAATAGTTCAATTACTTATTGAGATTGCCTTTAACAATCCCAAGACTAGAATTTCAATAGTATCACATTCACTCCCACATATTAAGCGAGGAGTTTACCGAGACTTTAAATCCATAATGGAGAACTGGGGTCTATGGTCAGATAATGACTTTAGCTTCTCGGATTTTATATATACTTACCCAAATGGGTCATACATAGAACTATTTGGATTAGAGGATGAAAGTAAGGCAAGAGGACCAGCAAGAGATGTTCTATTCATAAACGAGGCAAACTTAATCAAAAGAACTTTATACGACCAGTTACTAATGAGAACAACAGGCAAGGTATTCTTAGATTGGAATCCTGCTGACTTTGTTAATTGGGTTTATGAGATAGCCGACAATCCTGAGAACAAAAGAATACACTCAACATACCTAAACAACATTCCAAACCTATCAGAATCACAAATAAAAAACATTGAGCAATACAAAAACCTACCTGATGACTTTATGTGGAAGGTTTACGGACTTGGAGAAAGAGGAGCAGCAAAAGAATTAATATATACTCAATGGAAACTTTATGATACTGCACCTGAAGGAGATGTATTTTATGGACTTGACTTTGGTTATGTCCATCCAGCTGCACTCATAAAGGTTACACATCACGAAGGAGAGAACTACTTTGAGGAAATCATTTATCAAAGTGGGCTTACATTATCAGACCTTACAAGATTGATAAAAGAGAAAGTACCAGAAAGAGCAACCATATATGCAGATGCAGCCGAACCTAAATCAATAGAGGAACTATACCGACAAGGATTTAATATTAAACCAGCACAAAAAGATGTATGGGCAGGAATAGTTAAAATGAAATCTTATCCTATTAACATTCATTTCCATAGTCAAAACTTACGCAGAGAGTTTATGAGTTACAAATGGAAGAAGGATAAAAATGATAATGTAATTGAAGAACCAGTAAAAGCAAATGATGATGCTTTGGATGCTTCAAGGTATGCAGTATTTACTCATTTAACCAAACCGAAATTTCAAGTAAGTGTATTTTGATGTAAAAATCATAACTTTGTTTAAATTCTAATAATATGGCATTTTTCGACTTCTTAACTAAAAAGAAGATAAACACTCTATTACCTAATATTCCTTTTGATACAAGTGTCGCTATTCAACGAGGTATTGTTACTTGGCAAGGTGGTGATGCAAGGTCATTCGTACAAGATGGATATGCAGCTAATGACATAGTTTATTCAATTGTTAAATTAATTACTGATAAAGCAAAACTTGCTCCATTCCACGTTTATAAAGTTAAAGATGAAGTATCTGCAAAAAGATATAAGTCTTTGATGAAACAACCAGATAAGATTACCAACTGGCAAGAGGTAAACGAATTACATAAGAAAGCATTTGAAATATATACAGGAGACCAAAGACTTAATGACCTATTAAAATATCCTAATGCAGAAGATACTTGGTCTGATTTAGTTGAGCAATGGTGTGGATTTAAGTTAATAACAGGAAATTCATTTATCTATGGGAAACTTATTGAAGCTGGGAATAACGAAGGAAAGCCATTTGAACTATTTGCTTTACCTGCTCAGTTTATGGCTATTATTGCAAATATCGATGTGTTCCCACCAACCAGAGTTGGCTACCAATTATACTACGGAGCAATGTGGTCTTTTGACCCTAAAGAAATCTTACACGACAAATACTACAATCCTCAATGGACAGTTACAGGTAGTCAATTATACGGACAAAGTCCATTACTAGCAGCAGCAAGAACTTTAACTAGAAGTAACGAAGCTAAGACTGCTTCAGTAGCATCATTCCAAAATGGTGGACCAGCAGGAGTTCTATTTATGAACGATGATAGATTCGACCCAATAAGTGGCAATCAACAAGCACAAGCATTAAAAAGAGCAATCAGCGAAAAAGGTGGTGCATCAAACTTTAATTCAATTGCAGTATCAGGTTATAAGGTTGACTGGAAGCAAATAGGACTTAGTCCAGTAGAACTTAATATCATTGAATCAGAGAAATGGGATATGAAGGCTCTTTGTAATATTTACGGAGTACCATCTCAATTATTGAACGATTCAGATAACAAGACTTACAATAACCAATTAGAGGGAGAGAAGGCATTAACTTTAAGATGTGCTATTCCTTTGTTGGATGCATTGACTGAGAACTTAAATAGAAAGCTACATAGTGATTGGGGTTATAGAAATAGTGGATTGTATGTAGGGTATGATATTAAGGTTTACCAAGAATTAGAGGCTAATAAATCAGAACAAGCTGCTTGGTTAAATACGGCTTGGTGGATTCCACCTTCTCAAAAGAATGAGATTATGGGTATCAAAACTCCAGACTATATTCCTCAAGAGGAAATGGAGAAACTTTATATCCCTTCATCATTGCAACCTACTGACCAATTTCAACCCTTGAATATTCCTGACAACCTAAACCCATAAAATGATTTGGCAAGATTATAGAAAACTATATGCCAACGCATTAAAACAATACTCACCTAAGTTCAAGAAAGAACTGCAAAATCAGGTGAATACCTATTGCCGTACGCAAGACTATTCCAAAATTAGCGACAAAGCCCTTAAAAAGACCATTTACAAGCTCCATTTAGCTATGGGTACTAAGATGGCTCAAATAAGCGAAAGTGCCGTTAAAAAGTCTGTAAAGGGGGTTTATGTGCCAATGGAATACAAATCACAAAAGACCGATGCTTTTCAGTATGCTATTATCCAAGTACTCCAAAATGATGGCTTAGACCAATTAGCAGCAGATATTACCGATACAACCAAAGAACAAATAAGAAGATTCCTAATTCAATCCCAAGAGCAAAATTTAACAATGCCTCAAACAATAGCCTTGCTTAGAACTTCAGGCATTACGGATTATAGAGCAGAACTTATTGCTAGAACGGAAACAGGCAGAGCAGCTAACATAGGTTCACAAGTAGGTGCTACTGCGACTGGATTAGTTACATTAAAAGAATGGATTGCAGCAAGAGATAATAGAACAAGGAGAGAACCAAGAGACCAGACAGACCATTTAATTATGGATGGGGTTAAACTACCTATGAATGAAAAGTTCCAAGTGCCAAATGTAAAAGGGAAGTTAATGGGCGAAAATGGAAGATACGACCCAATGGACCATCCTTGCGATTCATCTGCAAGTGCATCTAATGTTTGTAATTGTCGTTGCACTTTAGGATATGAGGCAGTAAGAGGTGCTAATGGCAAACTTTTAAGCCTAGCAGATAATCCTCCAATGGGTAGAATAGGAGTTATTTGGAATGCCTTACAAAACGCAATCGGACAATCAATATCAAAACTTATAGCATCATTAATACAATAACAAAAAAAATAATAACTTTGTTTATATGAAAACATACGCATCAAAAGATACTATTGTTGAAAAACAAGATATCGGTTACGAGGTAATGGATGTTGATACCGAAACTCGCAGAGTAAAAGCAGTTTGGGCAAGAACAGGGAACATTGATTTAGATAATGACATTATAGTTCCTGAAGCCTTTACTAAGACTCTAAAAGAAAGAGGTCCAGCAGGAAAGAATTTAATCTGGTCTTTAGTTGACCATTGTGCTGAAATGGAAGCCGTAATCGGTAAGCCTGAGCAATTATATATTGAGGGAGATATGCTTATTGCAATCACTCCAATAGTAGAAACTGAAACAGGAGAAGATATGATTAAAATGTACGATGCTGGTCTTATCAATCAACATTCAATTGGATTTAGTACAATTAATTCAAGCGTAGATAAAAACGGAATAAGAACAATAAGTGAACTTAAACTTTACGAAGGTAGTGCAGTATTATGGGCAGCAAACCCAGAGACTCCAACAATCTCTGTTAAGAGTGAAGTTAAGAAAGAGCAATTAGCAAATAGGCTAGAGAAACTCTTGAAAGCGTTTAAAGGTGGTCGTTTCACAGATGAGACCTTTGCGTTGATGGAGATTGAAATAAAAAGGATTCAATCAGAATTATTAGAAATTGAAATCGTTAAAGAAATCACTCAGACCGAGCAATCATCTGAGCCGATAATCGAAGAAATTAAAAACAATGATGAACAAGTCCTGAAGGCAATTAAAGAATTTAATAAAATATTAAAAAAGTAAAAATGGAAAACGTAATTAACGAAATGGCTGAGAACCTTAAAGGTTTTCAAGCTAACATCGAAGCTAAGTTAGAAGAAACTAAAGCTGAGATTAAGGTTGTAAGAGATGAAGCACAAAAGCAATTTGATGCTCAAGCTGCTGCATCAAAGAAAGCTGCAAAGCGTGAAGTAAAGCATCTTGACGAAGTTATCATCGAGAAATTAGATGGTAAATTAGATGAGATGGAGAAATCAATGAAATCAAATGGTAAATTCCGTTTAGATTTAAGAGATGTAAAGTCTATGACTTTAAGTGCAAGTTTAACAGGAGATGCTCAAGCATCTTATGCTCCTAATGCATCTGTATTGCCAAGTCAAGCAATCAACTTCCGTGATTTAGTACCAACTGTAAGAAGTGAGTCTGGTCTTTATGTATTCTACAAAGAGACTGCTACAACTAACAACATTGCTGCTCAAACTGAAGGTTCTAACAAAGGTGAGAACAACTACGCATTAAGCGAAGTGAAAGTAGTTAATGACTACATCGCTGGTTTCTCAACTTTCTCTAAGCAAATGGCTAGAAGTTTACCTTTCTTAAGCACAACTTTACCAAGAATGTTAACTAGAGATTTCTACAAAGCTGAGAATGCTGCGTTCTTCTCTACTGTATCTGCTGCTGCAACTGGTTCTACTACAACTGCTGAGACTGTTGATTTGAAGCAATTAGTTGACTACATTGGCAACCAAAAGAGTGCAAACTTTGTATCTTCTGTTGCTTTAGTAAGTCCTTCTCAATTAGGTCGTTTATTGAAAGAAACTATTACTGCTGGTTATTATGCTGGAAGTGGTAGTGTTATCGTTAATCCTAATGGTGGTATGACAATCTGGGGAACTCCAGTAATTGCTGCATCTTGGGTTACTGATGATAAAGTACTTATCTTGGATAACAACTTCGTAGAGCGTATTGAGGTTGAAGGAATGGCTATTGAGTTCTCTTATGAGAATGCTAGTAACTTCCAACAAAATATGGTTACTGCTCGTAT